GATGAAACCGATCACCGGGATTTCTTCCGGGGGGATTCCCAGTCTTAGCTCAATCTTTTGCAGGCTGTTGTAAATATGGGGTAAATGATTCGACCCCAACTTAACAATGAAAGCTTTCATGTTTTTATATTCATGAAGCTGATTGAAAAGCCAGACCACACTCACTGCGATGGCTGTGAGTGAAAGCAAAAGATCATGCCAAGTCGGGAACATTTTAAGTTGGGGTGACCGTCACAGCAGAACCCGAGGTGCTCTCTTGGTCGGCGGTTGAGATCGCAGTGACCCAGTAGAAATAAGCGGTGAGGGACACAGCGGTGGAATCAAGGAACATCATGGGATTGCGGTAGACCCGGTAGCCGGAGAGGTCTTTTTCGATGTTGCCCGCCCAGGTTAAAAGAGCCGCAGAAGGCTTTGCGGTGCCAACCAGAGACCCAACCGCCGCCGGGGCTGTGCCAACGGCTGCGAGGGTAACCGCAGCGTTGGGGGCGCTGGTCCAATCGGTGGGGGTTTGATTGTCGGTGTTGATCGAAACGAAGTAGACTACTAACCCGGAACCGATTGAAGGAAGAATTAGATCAATCTCCAAAGCCGTGCCGGGAGTCGGGGCAGAGATTCTGGCCACCTCTTGCACAGTGGAAGAACTGGCGAGGTTCTTGATTGCCAGCAGCACACCTTGGAAGGTGCCTCCGGGATTAGGGGTCGTGAATTGACAACGAAGGATCGCCACGGTTGTACCGTTAGCGATAGAAGGCGAGATCGAAGCGGAGACGCCGGTAACCGGCGGAGCCGTCGGGGTTCCAGTAGGAGTGGTTGTAGAAGTAGCCTGCGTGTTCGCGTGGGCTAAAGCCTTGGTATGACTGGCAACAGTTGTTTCCAATCCTCTCGCCCATGAGTTGAGAGAGGAAATCTGGCCAGCATCCATCTTACTGCGAAGATTTAAGGGCATTAGAAACGGTTGATCGGCTTGACTTCGATTGCGAGATAACGAAGAAGCGTCTGCGCTTGACCAGAGGTGTTCGAAAGATCAAGCCGGTAGAATCTATCTCGGGTGATCTCCCCCGCCAAGTGGCACTTCAAAGCTCCCCAGGGCGCGGGGGTTAGTGGGCGATTGGAGACTCCGATAGGAGCTTGGAAATCCGCCGACGTAGTGGCGGCAGTTACCAACACCGCCATGTTAGGATCGTCTGTTTGGATTTCGATCTCATTCAGCGCCGTGCGGAGCGCCGGGTCGCCGCCGGAGAACCAACTAGATCGCATCTGGTAGGGGATATCCACCGGGGTATTACCCACACGGTCTTGGAGATTCGCAGGGCCAAACTGGTAAACATTCGCTCCGGTGGAGAATAAGAACTGCGGCGTTCCAGCGAGGGAGATGTTATAAAGAAGCCCGGAAATCTGGTCAGCAGGAACCCATTGGAACCACCGTTGGGTAGCGATCTCATAGACTAACAAAGTATCGCATGATGTATTAGACCCGGTTGGAAAGGCGAAAATGAACAAATCATGGGGGGCGATACCGACATAAGTAACCCTACAATTGGCCGTGGCAGTAGGGTTAATTGTAGCCAGGATGTGCTGTACCGGGGTGCCGACACTCTGGTAGGAAGAGAAGTCGGATTGGATAATTCGGAAGTCAGGAGTAACCCACATAGCCCCGAGGAGTTGGCCACCGCGGAATACGGTAGTCCAGCAATCGGGGTTGAGAAGACCCGTTTCGTCGAAGATAACTTCGGGTTCGGTGAAGTCGGCGGGGCCGCTGCCTGCGAGACGGGAAATGCCGCGTTCGGTGGCGATGTATAACACCTGGCCGTCGGAGTAGAGACCCTTGCCAACCTCGGCACCTTTGGTGATGGAGAGTTGGTAGGTGCCGGGGAAAGCTTCCTCCCAACGACCTGTGATAACCCCGGTGGAGGTGGTCACATCGTCGAGATTCTTGGAGAAGTAGAGTGTAGGGCCATCGAGGATGTAGATACGCCCACGATGAGGGAGGATGAAGCCGGTGGGGGTGGGAGGGGGTTGGTTGTTGGCGACCCCGTGGTCGAAGCCAGAGGCGTCGGTGTTTTGGTAGACGTTCTGGGCGAGCACCGTAGGTTCTGATTGATTGTCTACGAAGGTGGTGGTGCCGTTGGTGACCGAGCCGATGTTGTAGAGAGTGGTCTGATCGTTGCCATCAGCGGTGGCGAGGATGATGATGTCGGTTACCTGCGGGTCGCCGGAAGCCACCAGCCCGGAGATGGTCACCTGGGTTGCGGTAAGAGGCCCGGTGGTGAGGCTGACCGGGGAGAGATCAGAAGTATGGCCGGTTGTGGAGTTCTTGTAGATGTAGAAATACTGCCGACCAATGACCAGAGTGACATTCCCAGACCCGGAGGCAGAGGTCGTGGGCGCGGTAGCCGGGGCAATAATCCCCCACTTCGAAAGCCCACCAGTCGCAGCGCCGTTCCATTTTTGGAGATCAGCCGCGATGCCATCGGAGAAGTAATTCGAATTCCGGCTGGTAAAAGTTTGCGGGAGATTCGCTCCCGCGGAAGGAGTAAAAATCGACGGATTAAACGAAGTCCCGTCTTCGTTCAAAGCAAAAACCCCAGTGGTGGACATGGAGAGAATCTTCTTGCTCACCGCCCCGGCGACATCACTCTGGTAAAGCGCTAAGCGAGAACCGCCGCCAACCGCGCTGAACAGGTTGTACCCCCAACGCCGGTCGAGGGTTCCTTGGGAAACTGGTTGGATGTTCTTCAAGATTTCCCACATATCCGGGTTTTGCCCTGGGGGCTTGGTCCAACCATCCAGCCCCGCTCCGGCAAAATTCGATTGCACAAGGGTGTAGATACCCTTGCCAGCCGGAATAAGATGGAGTTACTTGTGCAGGCATTAGAAAAAGAGAACTTGATCTTTGGAAACCACGTTGGAGGAAGCAGAATCCGGGAGGATCATAAAAGTGCCATTCGCGGGGAAGAGGTGTTGATCGCGGATGATTCCGATTTTGCCGCGTTCGTACTCGGCCCCCCAGAACATGACATCTTGAGCGAAACTTTTATTGCTGCTGGCGAGGTATTTATACCCCAACCAGTTGACCCCGGCGATGACGACATCCATGTAGTCGATCGGGATGTAGAGCAGTTGCCCGAGGGAGGTCACTTGCGGGCGTTGGCGGAAGTACCGGAACTGGATCACATAGCCCCCGAGTTGGGCAATCGTCGCGGTCGTTGGCGGGGCTGATCCGGTGATTAAACCCGACGAAGGCTCGGTGAAAGGATTCGCGGTAGAGAGGAGAGAGGTGTTCTGTTTCGTCTCACCACCGGAGACGGATGAGACGTAGCAATTCCATTGGTTGTAGCGCTCTCCGGTAGCGGCGGAAGGGAAGGCCGGGACCGGGGGTTGGATGACCAGAAGAGACCCGGAGGGGACACGGATCACCGCTTCCTTCGAAGGGAGCGATTCGCCGGATTGGGAATCCACCAGGGTGATCTGGACGAAGTATTCCCGTAAGGGTAGCGCTCCGCCAACTACCGTGGCGCAAAGCGGAGTCTCGGGAACGGGCTGGTAGCCGTTTTGGTTATTCGCAGCGGGGTAGAGATTCAGAACACTCGGGGTATCCGGGTCATAGCGCCAGTTGGCGGGGATTCCCTCACGGGAGGACCCATCGCGGAAGTTGGAGAAGTTCGGTTGTTCCGCCACACGGCCAAGGGTGTTACCATTCGAGCGGTCGAAAACAGAATCCGCTTTGATGAATTGAACATCTGCGAGATTCAACCCGGTCGGAACCGCGTTCGCCGGGGGACTCGCAGTGCCGATCCAGTAATCGGTTTGGCCTTTCTGCGTGATGAACTGTTGAATCGGCGACCACAGCCATTGCCAACGGGAACGTTTTAACATGTCGAGTTGGATACGGTTGATGTAATCCAACAACGACGGATGATTTGGTCCCATGCGGAAGAGCAGGTCATTGGTAACAGAGTTAACAATAAGCTGCGCGGGCGGGGAGTTAAGCAACGTGGGCGGCGGCGTGATTTGCTGGACTACGATTGCCATTAGTGCGCCTCTCCGGTGGGATCAAGCGCCGGGGAAGCATCGTCTCCGTGCTTGAGATTGACGTAAGCTCCAAGCCAGAACTGAGCCGCTTCATCACGACCGAGATAAAGATGGGCCAGCCAGTTTACCCCGGCGGTCATAATGTCACGACCATCATCAGGGACAATCAATTGGTTGGTAGGGTTGCCGTTGACCGAAGCGATCAGATTCTCGGTGTGGATTTCCAAGGTCATCGGGGCGAGGGGAGTTGGGAACACACTGAAACTCGACGGAGCGGCGTATTTGTAAAGCTCCGGCATACCAGAACGGGTCGAAAGCGAGAGCTTCTCGCTTACGTCAATCGGCGGAGCCGCTTTGCCAAGAGAGATCACCGATTCGTAGGAGGTGAGAAACCGATCATTCGAACGGTCGTAGACGGTTAGAACCTGCCGAACCCCGGTGCCGTTGATGGCATACTGGCCGGTTCCGGGGGCGAGATTGAGAAGCTGCGAGCTTCGGTTGAGGTTCTTGTAAACCGAATTCCTCAGACAATCCTTGTGGATACGATCCACCCAGTCGTTGAGGATCGCCACATCGGTGCCGGAGGATAAAAGCGCATTCCGGGCGTCGAGAGTTACTCCGTTGATGATGTCTTGGACAGTCATGGGGTATGTTCGGGAAGACCAGTAATCGGGGTGGCCGCGAATTCGCGGAGCTTGGTTTTAGAAAGCCGCTTGAGCGAAGCATCTTTTGCGGGAAGTTCTTCCGGGTGGTGCTCCGCAATGGCGAAGAGTCTTTGTTCGGCTTTGGATACGGCAGGCATTAGTTCAACGCACCTGGGGCGATGGCATAGAGATTCGTCCCATTGGAGATGAAGGTTTGGGAAGTGGTGGCGTTGGCGGTTGGGTCAACCACCACACCACCCTTGACATTGGTCTTCCAAGTGAAGGTGTGGCCTCCGGTGGCATCTTGGATGATCAGGAAGGTGGTCTGCTGGCCAGCGGGGATGCCAGTCAGGGTAGATGAAGTGACGTTTCCGGTTAGGGTGATTTGCTGGTTGCCCAGGTTACACGGGAAAACCGGGGTCGCGGTGTAGGCGACGGTATTGAGATTCTGGGTGAGGGAATCGAAGATCGCCTCGTCGGTGAGGGTATAAGGGGTTACCGAAGAACCAGTGACCACTAGGTCGTATCTCCCGTTGGCGACGTAGAAATCAAACATCCCGAGAGCATTGGTGGTAACCGGGTTGGTCTTCACGGTGATGCCATTATCACTGTAGATCGTCGCCGGGGTTTGGGTTCCCGCGGCGTTGATCGTGACCTGGGCGGCAACCACCGGAAGTCCGTTTTGATTCGTGACGGAATTTTGATAGTGGTACATGGGGTTAATTCAGACGGGTTACCGAGGCGTGAACGGTGTACTTGGCGGTGCCGGACGAGCAAGCGGTTAACACGCTGCTCCAACCGGGGGTGACGCCACCTGTTACGGTTGACCAGAGAACAACCTGTCCACTGCCTTGGCGGTTGCCCGTGCCAAGCGGAAAAGCCACGGCGGAGCTTCCGTCGGATTGGTGCAACACAATCGGGATTGTGTGCGTGCCAGTTTCATCAGCGTAGGTGATCGAGAGGGTAACCGCCGCGGAACCAGCCGTTGTGCAAGAGCCAGCGTCTTCGACGTAGAAGGTGGCGCTGTAGAGTGCCGGGTCGGTGCAAGCGGTTTGGGATGACCGGCAAAGGCCGACATTTGTTCTCGAACTGGTCTGGGCGACCACGTTAGTGTCGCCAAGCGAAGTGGCAAAGCCTTGGATCGGTCCAACGAAGATGGGGTTATTATCAGCGCCGCAAGAGGAGTTTCCCTCTTCGGAGAAAAGAACTGAATTCTCGTTTGTGCCGCCGGGGCCGACGTAGGTGGAGGGGAAAACCGCCATGTTTCCCTGATAACTCGCGCCGCCAAATCCAAGTCCACATGTTCCGGTTGGGATATTGGCGTAGACGTGGGTTGAGTTGGTCGCACCGAAGATCAACATCGGCGTGGCGATGGTGCCATTGGCGTTGAGCCAGCCGAAACTAATCGAGTTATTATCGCCGAAGGCAATGCCACCAGAGGCGCAACCGAAAGCCGCAGTACAGGAAGAGAAGAAATCAGGTAATTGGATAGAAGCGCCGGTTCCGCCTACGCGAAGTTGTGCATGGGCACCGGCTGCCTTGAGCCAGATGTAAGACTGAATTGCCATCCCGCTCTCATTGAACGGCTCGCCTAATTGGGCGGAAGACGCGGCAAGGCCGGTATCGAGGAGTGTGGCCGTTCCGGTAGCGCAAGATTGCGGGGTTCCGATCACACCAGCCGAAAGACCCCCCGCGGTGCGATGGAACTGCACTGTGTCGTTTCGTGCGTTGCAAACCGCAGTAAGAGTGTTATACACCGACCCGGTTAGCGTAGCCGCATTAATCGCGCTCGATGGGATATCCGCGCCTAGTGAGATTCCCCCCACCAGTTCTTCCGCGTTGTAGGTCCAAGTGGTGGACCCGCTGCCTGTTGCAGAGACCGAGATAGACTTGGTGTTCGCCAACGGAGACATGGTTCCCCCACCAGCGACGCCAAACGGGGTCGGGGAAGCATCCCCGTTCAAGTGCATGATCGAAAAAGAAACCCCGGTCACCGGATTGACCGTCATCGTGTGATTCCCGGAAGAATCATTCACATCAAGAGAATCCACAGATTGACTTGGCGCGGCGGTGACAACCAGCGTCGGGATCGTCGGCGAAGTGCCTTTGATCACAGTCGGTCCTTGGGTGGTTTGACCACCCAAGGCGACCGTCAGCATCAAGATCAGAATGCCGAGGAGCTTCTTCATTTTAGTTCAACACCGAAGCGGTGGACGAATCAGCCGCAGCGATGGGGGTAGCTTTCACCGCAACCTGAGTGCCACCAATGGCGGCTTTCAGATCGGAGTAAAGCGTCTTGATCGCGGCGATGGTAGCTTCGTCAAAGGCGATATTCAGCCCCTTGGCCGCGATAGCTTCCCCGCCCGCCTCAAAGGCCGCAAGCACATCGCCAGCAATAGCCTCGATGGCGGATTGAACCGCGGGACCCTTGGCTCCAGCCAGCGCAGCAATCGCCGCGGCAACCGGGCTGCCAACAATCGTTTCCACCTCAGCGACGGCCTTTTCGCCGACGCCAACCGCCTGGAGCACCCATGCGAGTGCATGGCCGATCGAATTGAAAATTTTATTCATGATTAACCTCAGTCTCCCAAAAGTCACAACAATACTCCTCCGCCAGTTGTGGGAGAACAACCGGGGTGGCGGTTTCACCAGTTTGCCATTTGGCATAGTTGGTGTTATTACATTCCCTGACGGGAACAAAGTAATGACAATTGGCGCAGCAGCTTCCACCATAGGGCACCTTGATTCCGACTTGATGGTCTTCCGGGAGGTCCAGAGGACCTTGGCCCCCGTATTCACCAGCGTTTGGGTCGAGTAGATGGGTGTCCCAGTTTTTGCCAACCTTGGAGAAGCGAACCACTGATCCGGGGTCCGGGCCACCTTTTACCGGGATGTTGACTCGCTGGTGTTTGAGCACCTGGGGGAGAGCCAACATCTGCCGGGAGTGCGCGACTAACACCACCACTTCGCCAACGAGATCAACCTGTTGCAAGGTCGCCGCAAGGACTTGTTCCCAACGGGAAAGGAACTGGTGGAACGATTCTCCGCCGGAGATTTTCTCATCCGGGTGGGCTTCGTAATACTCAAGCTCCGGGATGACATCTTTGATGGGCTTGCCGGTTAGATGTCCCACATCCCATGGGCGAAGTTGGGTCGTGGTTCTGACCGGAACCCCCGTGTGCTTGGAGATGATCATTGCCGTCTCATGCGCCCGGTGGAGGTCCGAAGAGAGAATCTTTGAGACCGGATAAAGCGAGAGGAGTTTGCCAGCAGCCTCCGCCACTTGAAGCCCGTCGTTATTCAACGGCGGATTCGCCCATCCTCGGATAACCTCCACGGTCGCGGCGTTCATATCCGTGGTCCCATGGCGAACCAAAAAACCATGCGGAGCGGTAATATGCGAACTCGGAGCGGGTTTATACAAAGAACTCAAGATTATCCTTGTAGATCGCTAAGACATTCCCCGCTCGGGCGGGGTCGGATGCCCAAACCGGAGAAACCAGATTGATAAAATCCACCCCGGAAGTCGCAGCCAACGCCGGGGCGTAAGCGGAGAGTCTCTTGAGGAGGTTCATTCTTTCTCGGAAGGAAGTTTCCCAATCAGGAAACTTTGGCCAAGACTGGTGCGAGACCTCTACCAGTTCACCATGTTCCACTTCATGAGTGGGGATCACCACCACCGGATAGGCCCATCCCGGCGGAGGCTGGCTTGGAGTCTTCTGGCCGAATAGATTATCCGCCTCTTGGGCAAGTTGGGAATTCCCAAACCTCGACTCCTCAGCCGCCTCACAACAGGCGAAGTCCGGCCAGATATGCCCAGAGGCTTTGGCCGCGGCGAGCGCCTGCGTGAAGAAATCCCCTTTGGTCATTAGGCGGTTTCCGGGTTGATCAGGGTGTTACCGTTCCGCCCCATTTGAGCGACGGTCTTTTCATCCTGCCGGGGGAGGAGAATCCTCCGCGTTTGACGATCCAGAATCGCCAACCTCGCGTTGATGAACTCCGCGATCACCGGAGGAACCTGATGGGTTCCCGGTCCCCAGTGCTCCTGGTTCAACCCAACCCCACAATGGGGGTTTCCGATGGCGTCTTCCTTGGGGATGGTGACAAACTCCCAATCCGCTTTGTCCGAACGCATTGCTTCGGTCATCGTCTGCGGACGGCGAGGGGCTTGAATATCCCCGGCTTTTGAAATTGCTGTAGGCATTTTGTTCTCCTTAAAACTCTCCGGGGCTACCCCCGGAAAGGATGATTACTGCTCACCTTGAGTGGTAATATCTTGATCCACTTCTTGGCTCTGCGTACCATCCTGATTCATCGGCAACTGGCCGACCATCGGACTGCGGCCCAGTTTGTCATGCTTCTCATCCAGATGAGCGTGACCCTGGGGCATTCGGATATGGTGAACCGTGTGCTCGGGGCGGGACTGATCGAAACCATGCGGCATAATAAAACTCCTGTTGAAAGGGAGAGGGGCCGAAGCCCCTCTGAGCCTTAGTTGTTGACGGAATTCAGACCAGCGGAACGAACCCGCTTGATCCAGGTCTGGTTGGTGATGATCGACTTGAAAGCGAACTTCCAACCGATCTTCCGGGATTGCTGCAAGGGATCAACCTGGCCACCGGGAGCAACCACATAAACCCGAAGGTTCTGGAAGTCACTCAACTGGTAGGCAAAGCGCCCAATGGCAAACGAGGAATAAATCTTATTCGCCGCGCCGGAGGTGGACTGGGAAACCGCAGCGAAGCCAGGGGCGTTCGAGCGGATAACCCGGAAGCCTCCCAAACTCGCCACTTCGCCCTTCCAGAGTTTCTCTGGAGCCTTGAACTGGTTGGAAGCCTTGAAATCAGGGTCTTTCAAGATGCTGCCGTAAATCTGGGGAGGGTTGATATAGACATACTCGCCCCCTTCAAACGGCCTCGCGCCAGCGTCATTCAACGAGGCATCGAGTTCCACCAGATCGGGATAACCCACCAAGTCCGAGGCGGTCAAACCAGTGTCGCCGGTTTTACCATTCGGATAGTAGGTCGTGGAGGCCGCGTCCAGCACATTGAAAACAAGCTGGTCATAGGTTTCCGCGGCTTGGAGGCCAAGCATATAGATCGTGCGTTCCACGATGTTATGCCGAGCGGTGAGTTCGGCCAAATCCGACAGCTTCACCACTTGACCGTATTGCTCGGTCACAGCTTCGAAAAAGTTGATGGTTACACCAACAGCATCAGGCGGGGCACCCTCAGTCAACTGCGTAGTAGACAGGGCGAACTTTTCCTCACGGGTAAACCGGATGGTCTTGGAGGAATTGCTCGGCAGAGGTTGCTTTTCCGCAAACTGGTCAAGCACCGTGTTCAGTTCAGCTACTTCGAGCAGCTTGGCCGACATATAGGTGATCAACTCAGCAGCGGTCGAACCGGAATTGCCAGCAGTGCCAGCAGTTACGGTAACAACGTCCGCGCCCAACCCGAGGATGGCAAGATACAAGCTGAATAGCTTATTCATGATGGGAATCCTTGAGATGGACTGCCCGGTTACCAAGGGAGATTACCAACTCTTCCTTCCAAACGCTCGATGATCGCTTTGCGACCGAGGGAGGTCCCCAGGTCTTCTCGGGGAGCCGCTTGGGTAGGAGGGGTCATGGTAGTTGAACCCATGGTGGGCCGGGGTGTGACAGGCGCTTGCGCGGGAGCTTGCGTCTTCAAAAGCTCGGGCAGGCTCAAACCCTGGGCAACCAGATAGGCAGTTTTGTAAAGCTGCGGAAGTTGCTCTTGGAATTGAGGATTTTGTTCTGCATTGCGGATTGCATCGCCGAGAAGTGGCATGGCTTCGAGGGTCTTTTGGTAATTCGGACTACCAAGGAATTCCCGCGCTTCTTTTACTTCCGAAGAGACCTTATCCACTGCTTGTTGTCGGGCGAAGCCCTGAATAGCCGGTGCATAAGGCGCGAGAGTTTCCATGATCAATCTTCGTTGAGCAGCCAGATATTTATCTGGTTGCTTTTGCTCAACGGCGGATACCAAGTCCTGGAAATACCGATCAGGGGTTTTGTAGTAGCTTTCCGATTCCGGTTGTACCGGAGTGGTCGGGGCGACTTGTTTTCCTGTGATCGGGTCCGTGCCAGTTTGTTCGATGTAGCGCGTGCGGAGTTGCCCAATCAAAGCATCTTTTTCTTCGATGCCTTTGATCGCGTCTTCAGAGGTTTTATAAACCGAGGAACTCGCCTTGAGGAAAAACTCTTCCGTTGGGGGCGTGGGGACCTGAGTTGTCTCCGGTTCCGGGGGAGCAGAGGTTCCTTCGGGCGGGAACAAAGCATCGAAGGAGAGATCGCCGGTGGGCGCGTCTTTGAACCAATCAGCGGTTTGAGCCGCGGCGGCGGGAGCAGTTGTAGACATTGGGTAACCTTGTGGGTTGGGGATTCGGCTTTGTGGGCCGGTATTACTCGTTTCCGATCAACTCGATTGAGTCGTATACGGATTTGAGTAAATCTGCTTCAACAGTCGTAGCGGGGCGCGACTGTTTGTGATTGGCGGTGGAGACTTGACGGGCGAGGAAATCCAGCCAATGGATGCCCGCTTGTAGCGAGGCGACCTCTTGTAAGTCTTTATGCCAATCAGAACTTAGTTTTTTCTCCAAGGCGGCTTTTTGGATGGCCAGACAAGCGAGGAGATGTTGGAATCCAGCGTTATGCTGGAGGGCGGCTACCAACGGGGCCGCTTCGTGGGATGGGAGGAGTCCAACAACCGCTTGGGAATTGATCACAACCGGATGCGGGGCGAGAAGCCAACGGAGGAATTTCTTCATTTAGGCTGCGCCTCCGGCTTGGGGAGGCATGGGTTGGCCTTCGATACCTTGTTGGGCTTGTGCGCCCATTTCTTGGGAGAACTGGCGGACATCAGAGGTGATCCCATGGGAGGGGACTTGTTCGAAGCGGGAGGGGTTGGATTGGGGGCGTCCGGTTTTCGGGGTGGAGACCTTTGCCGCAGCGGTGATGGTCTCAACCGGGTAGGCCGCTTTGAGTTGGGCTTGTTGTTCTTGGAGGTGTTCCTTGGCGTCGAGCTTGAGTGAAGCCTCGAAGATCATCATTTTGGCCTGGTCAGCGCGTTGTTGGGCCTGGTTGGCGGAAACCTGTTGCGGGGTGTAGAGAAGCCGGTCGATATTGGCGATCTCGAACACCTTGGCGAGTTCCTTGTTGGCTTCGTATTGGTTCCAGAAGGGGGAGTTGCCGACTACATTGGCGAAGGCCAAGAGATTCCGCTGGCGGACTTGTTTGTTCGAAGCGTAGTTGGCGGCGACGATATCGAAGTCGAAGCACCCAATTAGGTCTTCGGGTGTCACAATTGGGTACTTGGGGATTTGAGGCTGGTCGCGGGTGATGCGGAATTCGACATCATCGGTACAGAATTGCTGCACCATGGAGGAGACCATCTCTAGCAAGGGCTGGAGGATGTCGAGTTCTAGATTACGAATGAACATCTTGAAGCGGTAGTTCGATTCGTTGACCACTGAACTGATCCCAGTGGCGGTTGAGTTACCGCCGGAGGAACCTACGCCTCTGGCGTAGAAGTCGGAAATCCCGGAGGCGTTCTCCACCATGTCTTTGTAGAGAGGGATGATGGAATAGTCTTGAGCCGAAGGGGTGAAACTGGGGAGCGGCGCGATGACTTCGTTGGGGTTGCCGGTGACTTCAACCAGCCCACCGGGGACGTTGACATTCTTCAACTGGGAAAGATCAACATCCGCCTCGGTGTTGTAGGCGTAGCGCTTGTTGATCCCGAGGTTCCAGTTGTCGGTGATCATGTTGGCGAAGCGGTTGAGACCTTCGGTAAGGTCAGAGATCACCTCGATTGCCCCGAGGCCGAACACCTCGTTCGGGATTTTGATATACGAGGTCGCCAGGATCGGCGGCTTGCGATGGAGAAACTGGTTCTCTCCATGCCAGAGCATAATCGGGGGTCCAGCGTAGGCTTTGCGCTTCCAGCTAGAGTAGCCGGTGCCACGTTGAGCGGCGCGAAGGTCTTTGAAAGCGAGGGAATCCTGGGCGTCTTCCCCGAAGGTCTGGATCGTGCAGGTCTGGTCGAAGGAATTCCAGTATTCCGCTAGGCGGATGATCACCGAGTCGGAGTCTTTCATGTCCGAGCAACGCTTGATCAAATCCTCGATGCCATCGGGGAAATAGAGATTCGGATTTGCTTCGGCTTCCCGGCGAAGATCACCAAGGGTCCGCTCGGTCAGGTGGGCGATGATCCCCCCATCCGGGTCAATCAGCAGGTCAAACACATCAATCGGAATAAACTTCGGGCAATTCCGTTTGATCTGCTTTTTCTGCGGCTGGTAGTGGGTGATAACAGGTTGGCCGGTGTTGGGGTCTACGATGGGTTGGGTAACAGGTTGGCCGGTCTGAGGGTCAATCTGGTTGTTTCCGTGGATGTCCGGCACCGTTTGTTGGGCGTAAACCGGCTCGGGGTAGACCACTGTTTCAAAATCCCAGTCCCAGTCAACCTTGATCCCGGCGTGGCCGTAGATGGCGATGTTCCGCAGGAGACACTCGAAAGCCTGGATGAACTTTCCCCGGTGGAGCATGTACTCCAAAACGGTTTGCATGGATTCGGCTTTGGCATCGTCTACGTGAGTCCGTCCACGGGTTTCGAAAAAAGGCTTGAACGAGAAAAACGCATCCAGCACCCGGCTAACAATCGTCTCCACGTTGGAGAGCGGGTAGGGCACAAAAGTGTTCGACCGGGGGGTGGTGTTATCCGGGAAGAACTTTTGATCCCGCTGACCCACATACTGCCGGTAATAGAAAGCCCGTCTCTGATCGTATTGCTTGCGGAAAAACCGCATACGAGAGAGGTTATCGTTTACCTGAGTGGCGATTTTTTGTTGTTCCGCGGTCATAGGTTAGTGGCAAGTCCAAGCGGTGCCGTTGTAAACAGCGATCATGTAGTCGCTTCCGCTACCGACGCAAGTGCCGATAGCAAAGGTCGAGGCATCGGTGACCACCGCCGTAAACCCGGCGGCAGGCGAAGGCGGAAGCGTGGAAACCGTATAGCGAGGCAACTGCGCGACAATTGCAACCTGCACAACTCCGGCAGAGGTTATAGTCATGCCGGTAGTTTCGGTATTGGCCGTTGACCCTGCGGTTCCCGCCGGGGCGGTTTTGAATACAATTGCACCTGAACCGCCGGTGCCTGTGCCATTTCCACCTTCGATGTCCAACTCGCCGCCGGTTAGATTGGCCCCACTGGTTGCAGAGCCGCTCAAGGTCCAGGCCGGAGGCGCACTCCCCGTGGTTGTGAGACCTGTTCCAAAGGAAACGATGTTCAATGGAACCTGCGGAGAACCGCCGGAAAAACTATTTGCCACGGCGTTTATAGCGTTGTTGCCGAACGCCACTGCGCCAACCGCAGTGGACGCAGCCTGGTAGCCGATGGCGAGACTATCGCTTGTGCCGGTGGCCTCGGCGGAGTAGCCAACTGCCGTGCCGCT